GAGATGGGTTTACATTTCAGATTTACTACTAATGGTGGCACTAACAAATCTAACTGTCACCCATTTGAAGTTCTCAATATGAAACAGCATAACAGATCTATATGGGTTATGCATAACGGGCCTCAATTACCAACACCAATGATTGATGTAGACAAATCAGATACACATCAATATGTAAAGTGGATTCTAAGACCTATGTTGGCACAGAATCCCGAACTATTATACAACAATGATTGGAAAGAAATGATTGAGGGTTCAATCGGCTCTGACAAACTATTATTTCTTGACGGAAGCAATGGTAAGTTCACAATCATCAACGAAGATCATGGCGAAACAATGGACAATATGTGGCTATCAAATACCTACTCAATACAGCGTGGTATGGGTAGCGACTATGATGTCAAGACTGACACCATATCTACCCACAAACCTAGTCTAAGTTATTACAACAATAGGTGGTCAGCATTTGATTCATACCATGATGATAACATAATCCAAATGGATACATGGAAAAACAAACAAACTAAGAAAGCCAAACAAGAGAAGCAAGTAGATTTGTGTGACGATAATATGCCATACAACCTAGCCGACTTGGTTGGCTTATCAAGAGGCGACATAAATGAGGTTGTATATCACAATCCTACAGGCACGGCTGAGATGTTAGGCGATCTCATCACAGCAGATGAAGGCGATATGTATGACGCAATAGATGAACTAATAGATCGCAAGACTGACGACAAATAAGGGGGGCACATATGGAACACGAAAACTTAATACCAATAAGATCAATACCATATCACTCATATGGTTTGGTTGTTTACTCTACCAAGATAGATGAGAGTGGCGAACTTATACCATATCGACAAATGATATTGGCTCAACGCAAATCTTCTCAAGTGTTGGTTGAGAGAAGCCTATTACGATCAGCATATAATCGTAGTGAGAACGATCATCAAGGTCATAGACTAACGAACTTGATAAACGATATGAGTTCAACAAACAACAATATGTATCTAAAGAATACAGAATTTGTTATGGTCAAAGTTAAACCTGCGATTGTTGAAGGCATACATAGGTTTCAAATGCTAAGTAAAACTGCTGAAAATATTCAGAAGTTCGTAGATCAATACAAGCAGAAGATTAACTATAGCGATAGTCATTATGCTATGGGTATACTAGGCGAAAGAATACCTTACACTCAATGGCTAAGCCAATGTGTAGTTGACGAACCCCATCACAAAGTGATGAGAAAAATATTAAGGCAACCTAACATATGGCGTTCATATCCTAGTTTATATAAGAAAGCAAAGGAAAGTATCCCGAACTTCTCGGAGACAGGACAAACTTTAGATCCGTATGATGTGCTACCTAGATGCACAATACCATTTCCTTTATCAAAAGAGAATCCTTTTCTAGGATTACCTAACAATTTAAACTATGTAAATGCTACAATAAATAGGCTACCACAACTATTACCCACATTTAACAGTCCAAATGTTAGAAATTGGGATAGTCATGGTAATAACTATGCGTTTGCATAGTCCTCGCTGGTGTAGATATGCGACATATCTCCGACATAAACACGAGGGTTGGCAGAAAAGATAGTGCTATGCTCGTCTATATACTATATAAATATATTATATTATATTTTAAATCGTATATTAGGGGAACATAAGGGTCGGATCTGTTATATAAAGACCTTCGGATTTATTCCGAGACAATGTCGTGTATTCTCGAATATAGTGGTGGCAGATTGGTTATGCAGAGGATTGCAAATCCTTTCAAGTGAGTTCGATTCTCACCCACTATTCCAATGCGACACAATGTCAACTTGACTTTATTAATGAAAGGAGTATAATTAAGTAATGAAAACATACAGAGTAGTGATAACATTTGACAAACAAGAAACATATTTTGTCAAGGCTAACAGCAAACTTGAAGCAGAAGAAAAAGCACATAACGGAGAGGGTTATAGCGAAGCCCATGACAGAACCGATTGGAATGGGTGCATTGAAACAACAGTAGAAAGTGAGGAAGATAATGGGTAAAGTAAAAGCATGGCTAATGGAACTAGAAGAAAGACGACACGAAGAAAATCTATCTGACTACGAGGAAAAACTATTGACACAACTTGATGAGGATAGAGAAGCCTACGACAGAGCAGAAGCGAGAATGTGGTGGGAACACGAAGGCAAACTAATAAAAGAAAGGAAAGAAAATGTTGACTAATATTATACTACTGGGAATGATGATTACTATGGCGATAGTAGGATATACCTCAGCATATACTGTTATGAAGAAGCAGATTGTGATGCGTGATATAGAATTACACATGGCATACACTTACATTGGAGACAAACTAAATGACAGAGCAACAAAGAAAAGAGTACGAAGAACTTAAGACAAAAGCAATCAATGGCACTATAAAAATTATAGAGGCTATGAAATACTTTGACTTAAAAGACAAAGCAAAAAGAAAGGATAAAGTAGCATGAATATATTTCATTTAGATACTGCACCAGATACATCAGCACGAATGTTATGCGACAAACATATTCCAAAAATGTTATTGGAAACTTGTCAGATGTTATCAACTTCCGTCAGGAATCGAATCCAAAATCTGGCAGATGATGTGTTTCCCGTATATAAAAGTGCATATCCCAAACACCCAATGACCATCTGGGTTAATAAAAGTTGGGGTAATTTTAGGTGGACAATGTATCATGGTCAAGAAATAAATAGACAATATCAGTATAGGTTTGGCAAAATACATAAATCAGAGCGAGTGCTTGATGTAGTAGAATCGTTAAGCAATACTTTGCTAAGATCTTTTGGTGAGGACATGGCATTTACCGAACCACCTAGATGTATGCCCGACACATACAAATGGTGCGATCATTACACAGATTCGTACCGAGAATATTATTACCACGACAAACAATACTTTGCTAAGTGGGAAAAAGGAATGAGAAAACCACAATGGTTTAAAAATATGGAGGCAAAACATGGCTGTCAATAGTAGCATTATAAAGATGAGAATGAAAGATCTCAATGATGAGATAGAAACTTTAAATAGTAGAATGAATTTACTAACTGATGAGTTAGAAAATTTAGATAAAGTGTTGCGTGATTACGCACAACATATGATAAAAGTTAAAACAGAACAGAGAGGGGAACATGAAGAACAAAGACAAGACAAAGTTTCAGAGAGATAATGTTTCGTTTGCTAAACATATGTATGAATTTATGAATAGAAACATATCTAGTAAAGAAACAAAAGACTTTATCGTAGAACGCATGGCTATATGCTATGATGCTTTTCCGCAGAAACAAATAGAAGATCATAAACAATACATGAAATGGTTGGAGGTTCACAATGAAGGCTGAGGAAAGATTGGTTTGGGATATAGCCTATTGGAATCCTAACGACAAAGTGACGGAACAACAATTAGATTTATTTTTAAAAGAGGGTACAGGTACAAGCACAAACGCACCTATGTATTATAGTGTCCGACATTTTGTCGAGGCATTTAACAAGCAAGAGATAAGTGACTTGGGTTGGTTGTACTGCACACCCCGACACAAAGACGGAGGTTAATATGAGAGAATACATATACGATACATGGAATAGTATAATGAACGCACAGGCGAACCCGTTGCGACACATCAAAGATAATCATGTTCGGCATTTAATACTACAAATACTAGCATGGATGTGGTGCATCACCTTCTCCCTGTACTTTGGTTCGTTCATAGTATTTGGATATACAGTAGTGGCACACTTCTTGATAGTACTATCAGTAGTGGTGACTGTTGTGACATTCAAAAAAGCAGAGAGTTTTAAACACCATGACGGTACTTTAAACTATGAGAAAGCTCAAGGCAGATATGAAGATATTTGGTAGAGATAAAAGAAAGGATAATAAAATGAAATGGGTATGGTATCACATACATAATAATACACAGACTAGTAATATTTTTGTTGACAAAGTTAATAAAACATGGTATACAAATCTATGGCTAAAAATAAAAAACTACCTAAATTTGTAACGATTGGGCCGTTTAAGGTGGAGTTAATCTGTGCCCCTCACGAACTAATATATGACTTAGGGGAGGCACAAGGACTGTTTGTTCAGAAGCCACCATATAAAATATATTTAGATAAAGAAATGATAGAAGAGGGAGGTGCTGATGCATTTAATTTAGTAGTGCATGAGTGTATGCATGTGGCTTTCTATCAATACAATATGAAAGACAAAGACGAAGAACACATAGTTAATTCCTTTGGTAATTTTCTTGCAGAGTTATTCTGTAAGTCAGAGTTAAAGGATTGGCTACGAGAAAACATGAGAGACTAATGGAAAACAAAAGACTAATGTTCGTGTACGGCACACTTAAAAAAGGGGAAAGACTACACGGATTATTACAAAAACAAAAACGAATAGGCACGGCAATAACTACTGATAGTAATTTTACTATCAAAGATTTTCTTAACAGTTATCCAATAACATTTAGACACTTCGATAAGAAAGCTTGTAAGTATAAAGTTAAAGGCGAACTGTATGAAATAAAAGATGATGTTGTTTACGAATCTGTAAAAGCTATGGAACTAAACGCAGGATATGCTTTAGTAAATACTATAGTGGAAACAGAAGATGGTAAAGAACATGTGGCAGAAATGTTTTTAGTTGAGGACACACCAGCTAAAGCTGGTAGTAGTTCGATACTAACAAACAAAAGAATAGTCACAACAAACAATGTCAAAGAATGGACTACTAAAATTGTTTGATAGAGTTTGTGATTTTATAACAACTCTTCTTGTTTTTGTAGGGTTGTATGGTGTATTAATTTTGTTTGCTGTAAGTATATTAGCAAACTTATTTTAGAAAGGAACATGTAATGTCTAGATATAGATACGCAATGGCAAAAAAATATGTGACAGGTGACGATCAATTATTAGATGATACAATAGATTTGTATGAAGATAATTTTGATGTGGAAGAGTTTGAAAACGATCCACGATTTGATCCCAACGATCACGAATATTTACAGGAGATAAACAATGACGAAGCAGAGGGGCAACCTTTACCGTTGGACAGATATTTCAGTCGCTTTGGAAAAGGTTCTAAAAGAAATAGATAATCCAAGCAACGAAGAAATACCTAAGTTTTTAATAAAGCATGAGCGACCTTTTAGTTTGCGTATGCGTATGTATCAATACATAAAAGCATACCGTGAATTAGCAGAGCAGAAGGGAGAGAGTGACCCATATAAATATGATGCACTAAGAATAAAAGAAGTAGACGAAGGAGTAGAAGTGATGCACATCTTAGATGACTTACAGGAACTTGATGTGTATAATACAGAGACAGGAGACAAACTATGACAAGAGAAGAGAAATACAAAGCCGACTTTGAGGCTTGTGTAGATGATCTAAAAGATCCATTAATAAAAGTAGCAAAAGGATATGATATAGATGTTATGATATCAGCTTTGTATGAGATAGGAATGAGACTATCTTTACTGAAGTATGGTACAATGGGTAGCTTTGGATTACTAGCTGATGTACTGCATACCTTTACAACAGCAGGTCCATTGATAGATGAAATGCAGAAAGTACAAGAGCGAACAGGTGACACATTAGATTCTATATTTATAAAATTAAAAGACAAACAAACAAACCCAAAGACTAAACATTAGGAGGCACATGAGTGAAACAGAAACAATAGAGATACCAACCGAGTTGCTAGAGAAAGACTCAGTTGAGTTAGCTAATGATGATGTGGCTATAAATAAAATTATAGAATATTTAAAAGCCACAAGAGTAAATGTAAGGGAAGCAGAAGCAAGTGGTAAAAGAATATCTAAGAAGAGTGCAGTAAAGAAAGCACCCAAGAAATTTGACAAGAACATACTTGATATGCTAGTATCAGAGACATGAAAACAGTAGTATTTTTAATAGGCTATCTATGTCTTGGTCCTGTTGATGATAGAAAGTGTGTGAACATAGCATCACAGTTTATATACCCTGATGTAATAAATTGTGAAAAAGCACGAACAAGTATTAACAAAGAACTAGATGACATAGACGGTTTATTATTACAATGTGTTCCGTCAGATTTGATTGAGAACTATGTGAAGTACAGACCCGAACTGATACTTCCGCCATTAAAATAAGGAGACAACAATGAGTGAGAGTGAATTACCTAGAATAAGAAAATTTGTATGGGATGAGAATGGAGAACCTATACAAAAGATATGGGATACTTCAAGCCTTAGTTCTTTTCTAGCTTGTCCAAGATATTATAAACTCTCTGTGCTAGAGGGTTGGAAGTCTACTAAGTATTCAAGTGCGACAGGGTTTGGCTCTGCTGTGCATGAAGGATTAGAAGAGTTGGATAAAGCTAGACACGAGGGCATGTCGAAAGATGAATCTCTACGCAGAGCAATTAAGTTAGTATTAAATAACTTCGGTGAAGATTTAAAACAAGCTGACGAAAATGCTAGAGGTTTGGAGGCGGCACTTCGTGCGGTTGTATGGAAGGCTGAGGAGTTTTGGGATGATAACTTAAAATTAGCTACCATGCCAGACGGCTCACCAGCATTAGAGCAAAGGTTTGAAGTACCTATAGGAGATAGAGGGCATAGGTTTAGTGGTCGTATAGATAAGATAGTTTCAGTAGATGATAGGTTATATCTTGTAGATACAAAGACTACAAAGAGTTCTTTATCTGAATATTATTTCAATGGATACATGCCTAACAATCAAGTGTTCGCATACATATGGGCATGTCGTGAAGTATTGAAATTACCTGTTGACGGATTCATTATTGATGCAGTTCAAACAGGATCTAACTTCTGTCGTTTCGCACGACAGGTATATAATGTATCTAAAGAATTGATAGATGAATGGTATGCAGATACTCTACATCATCTTGAGATATCAGATGTATATGCTAACTCACAATACTATCCCGCAAATTTTACTTCGTGTGGAAACTACGGGGGTTGCAGATACAGGGAGGCATGTGCTCATGCCAAGTCACAAAGAAATATATTCTTTGGTAATGACTTCCAACAAGAGTACCATCCCGACTTAGAAGAAACTAAACCTATGAAATTAGAAGTAATACAAGGAGGCAAACAATGAGAGAAGTAATGATTGATGCAATGATAAAACATGCTGAGGGTCAAATTGCAAAACATAAAAGCAATGTATTAATATACATGAATAGTGCTGTTGGTGTTGGGGAACACACAGATATACTAGAAAGTATAGAGAAAGAACTTAATGCAATGGGAAAATATCAAGAGCAAATTGACATAATAGAAAAATATTTTCTTGACAAATAATTTTTTTAGTTTATAATTACACACATAATAGGAGACCATACATATGGCAAACATAAGTAAACATAAATCTACAAGTGTTACTAAGCTACTTCTCTGTGGAGATAGTGGTAGTGGTAAGACATCTGCTCTAGCGAGTTTAGCTAACGCAGGTAAGAAGTTGCGTATACTAGATTATGATGACGGACTTGACATACTGCCAGAGTTTTTGAAACCAGATGTAGTAAAGAATGTCTCATATGTTACGTTAAGAGATTCATTAGGACAAGCTGATTCGTTTAGAAGAGGGGCACGATTGTTGTCTCATTGGAAAGACGGAGAGGAGGACTTAGGTCCTGTGAAAGAATGGGGAGACGATACAGTTCTAGTAATTGATTCCCTTACATTAATGGGAGAGGCAGCCTTGAGAGCCGCTCTCGTTTTTAATAACAAGAAACCTACGGAACAAGCTAGCCAACCCGAATGGGGGGCAGCCGCTCGTGATGTGCAAAACATTATACAATACATTACTGGCGATGAAGTAAAGTGTAATGTTGTAGTGACTACACACATGCAATATATGGAAGGTGATCTAGGTGTGTCTAAGGCATACCCCACCTCTGTAGGTTCCAAGCTATCAACTAAGATTGGTAGATATTTTAACTGCGTTTGCAGAATAGATACTAGGTCATCTAGTAAAGGAACAGAGCGCACGTTACGTACAATGTCAGATCATAAAATGGATCTGAAAGTTACAGCGCCTTCTTTAATAGAACCTAACATTGAATTAGATTTGAACAAACTATTTGATTCTATTCAAAAAAATGCAAAGGCAAAACTCAAAGAGAGCAATACGAAAGGAGATAAATAATGTCTAATGTTGCTGACTTTTTAAACATGACACCTCAAGACACACCCGAATCGGTTGTGCTACCTGAGGGTAGTTATGAGTTCTCTGTTACATCATACAGAGCAGATGAGGTTGGTGAAAATCAAACACCACTCATCAGACTTAACGTCAAAGCAGTTGGAGTTATTGATTCAGAATTAACTGATGACAAACTGTCTAACGCAGAGCCCACCCGTATGGAGTTTTGGGCTACACCAAATGCCTTGAAGGTTAAGAATCCTGCAACAGGATTAAAGTCTTTCCTTACAAGTGGGCTAGACATGGGTCATGTAGATGACTTACCATATAGTGAGTTGCTAGAAATGGCAATTGGTAAAACCTTCAAAGGTTTAATTAAACACGAAATGGTTGGTAAGAATAAGGATATTCTACAAGCCTCAGTAAAAAGAATACTCTAGTATGAGCAAGCAAACAGTTGCTCCACAGCTACCGAGTAATGGTCAATCCATGATAGCGTTTGTCTTTGACTTTCCAAGTACAGATGAGCAACGTCTTGGTCAAATCATGGTAGGTAGTACGGGTAAAATGTTTCACAAGATGTGTGAGATATTAAACTTGAATGTGGAAAATTGTTTGCTCACTTACGCTCTCGCTCAGAAGCCAGCACAGGAGAACCCTGCACATTTCTTTCATAATAAGAAAACATACTCTGCAATTTTAAAAGAGAAGAAGTGGCGCTCGAAGTACCCTGTGAATGGCTTTGGCTTTTTGAAAGAAGAATATGAGGGAGAGTTAACTAGACTAGAGAACGAGCTTAACGCGTGTAAACCTAATGTAATTATTGCAATGGGAAGTCTTGCGTTATGGGCGCTAACAGGGCTAGATAAGATAGGTACTTACAGGGGAACCGTTCTTAAATCTAACCTCACAGGGGGAACCAAAGTCTTGCCTACGTTTAGCCCTAGTGCCGTGATAAGAAACTTTGACTTCAGACCTATTGTTCTTTCTGATATTAAGAAAGCAATAGAAGAATCTGAAACACCAGATATACAAATAAAAGAAAGAGAGTTATGGATTGAGCCAACAATTGAAGACTTACAAAGTTTTGAGGAGAGCTTTATCAAAGAGAATAACGAGGATGAACCGCTTAGCTTTGACATTGAGACGGCTGGCGGTTTTATTACTTGTATTGGTTTTGCTCCAAACGATTCTACTGCTTTGGTCATACCATTCAAGGACAAACGAAACGTACTCCAAAACTATTGGACCGATGTTGCACATGAGCGACAAGCATGGGCTTGGATAAAACGAATCCTAGAAAATGAAAAGATTACGAAGGTCGCACAGAACCAAACGTATGACGTGTCATGGCTGGCATACAAACAAAATATAAATGTTAAAGGAAACATACATGATACAATGCATGCACAACATGCACTACAGCCCGAACAACAGAAAGGATTAGGCTTTCTTGGTTCGATATATACAAACGAGGGTGCTTGGAAAACTATGGCTAAGTTTTCAAAGAGTACTAAGAGAGATGAATAAATGTAAAGATGTCCAAACGTGCTCCATATTTTTCGGAGTTACATATACCAAATGATTTAGTAACTATCGAAAGTGAAGTACGGTTGTGGAGATCCGTAATTGACCAAGCGATATCAGACTTCTTATCTACTAACAAGTCAAGAGAAAGCGTGACTAACAAAGAACGTGCAAAGATATGGTTGAGAGGCAAGACAGAAGATTTTATTATAGTCTGCGACTATGCATTTTTACATGCAGAAAATACAAGGAAAGAAATTTTTGAAATTATAGGAGGACAGAATGAGCTCTACAGATGACGCATATTCTACGCAAGTAGGTGGCGACCACTACCAAGATTACGAGATACAACCTTCAATGTTTATTAATGGTAATAAATTATTATTCGCAGAAGGTAATGCTATAAAATATATTTGTAGACATGCATTGAAAGGAGGCAAAGAAGATTTATTAAAAGCAAAACATTACATAGATATGATTATTGAGAGAGACTATGACTAACACAGGAGACAAAAGCAATGGCAAAAATTATAAAGAATGTAGACATTCAAAACATAGAGTTAGATTCTGAGCAAACTCTTTGGACATACTGCGCCTTAGACTGTGCAGTTACTCTAGAGATTTGGCAAAAGATTAAAAAAGAATTAGACGATACCACCACAGGCACATACAAGTTTGAACTAGATAGCCTCAAGCCTGCAATGGCTATGATGCTTAAAGGGTTACGTGTAGATTTAGATGCAGTAAAAAATATGCGTGCCCCCTTGAAAGACACTCGAGTTAGATTAGAACGCATGCTTAATCTGTTTGCAAATGCGGCAACAGGTAAAGATCTAAACCATGCATCTCCAAAACAATTACAGAATTTATTTTACCTACACTTAGGTATACCTAAAGTTATGTCCTATAAAAAGGGCAAGCAAAAAATATCAACAGATCGTGAAGCGTTAGAATTCATGCGCGAAAATTATCCACGAGCAAAACCTTTTTGTAATGCTATTCTTGCATTGCGTGACATAGACAAACACCTTGGTGTATTAGATACAGATAGGGATAACGATAACAGAATACGTTGTTCTTATAATGTGGCGGGCACAGAGACAGGGCGTTGGTCATCTTCAGAAGCCCCTTGGGGTACAGGAACTAATCTTCAAAACATAACAAAAGACTTGCGCGAAATATTTATACCCGATGAAGGTATGACTATGTTTTACGCAGATCTAGAGCAGGCTGAATCACGTGTGGTAGCTTATTTAACAGGTGATGAGAACTATATTAATGCTTGTGAGAGTGGTGATCTACATACTACTGTTGTTAAAATGGTATGGAAGAACATGGGTTGGAGCGGTGATCCTGCACAGGAAAGAGAACTAGCTGAGAATCCTTACTACTTACAGTTTAGTTTTAGAGATATGTGTAAGCGTGCTGGTCATGGTACTAATTACGGGCTATCAGCTACATCATTAGCTAGACATCTAAAGATTAAAGTAGCACATGCTACAAGGTTTCAACTGCTATATTATGGTGGCGTAGTAGCTTTAGAATCAGTTAATAGGTGGCATAAACAGGACTCAAAAGCTGGTTTTGATGAGCTTCTAGCATATGGTAAAGTATATGGTGATAAGATCAAATACTTAGATGTTCCAGGGGCGTTCCCTGGAATCAGGAAATGGCATGACAGTATAGCAAATGAGCTATCAAATACTGGAACACTAACTACACCACTGGGTAGAAGAAGACAGTTCTGGGGTAGATTAAATGATGCTACTACATTACGTGGTGCTATTGCTTATGTTCCTCAGTCTACTATAGGCGACTTACTAAACGTAGGATTGTATAGAGTTTGGAATGAATTAAAAGATGATGGTGTCCAAGTACTAGGACAAGTACATGATGCTATATTAGGGCAAGTTCCTACAGAAAAAGTAGACGAGTTGATGCCTAAGATTATTAATTGTATGACCAATCCTATGGTTGTACATGACAGACAATTAGTTATTCCCTCTTCTGTTGAAGTGGGTAACTCTTGGAAAAATTTAAAGACATGGAAAGGGGGGCACAATGGCGCGAATATATAAAGACTATATTGAAGCGTGCGTAGATGCTACTGATAAAAGTCCTATACCTAAACTGTTTAGAAGGTGGGCAGCTTTATCATCTGTATCTGGTGCGTTAGGAAGAAGAGTGTGGATGCCTATGGCAAACTACGATATACGTGCTAATATATTCGTTGTACTTGTAGCTGGACCTGGCAGAAACAAATCAGTTAGTTTGATTCTACCATATACTAAAGTATTTCGTAAGCTAACTACACCTGTAGGTACTACACCAGACCATGAGAACTTTAACTCTGGACTAAGTGAGTATGGTTTAAAAGAATACCCTCTGTATTGTATACAAGATAGGATAACACCAGAGAAGTTAGCAGTAGATATGTCTAAGGCATCTAGATTTGATATGCGTTTATCAACAATAGGTGATGAGTTTTATGACGGAGCAATAACATTAGTTACATCAGAACTAGGTACATTCTTACATAGACATGAAAGATATTTACAAATGTTTCTTACTGATATGTGGGATAGTAAAGAAGAGTACTCACATAAAACTAAAACAGCAGGGGAACATATAATTAAAGGACCTTGTTTGAATTGGATAGCTTGTGCTACACCCGAACAGTTTGTTGACAACTTACCCGAGGATGCTAGATCACAAGGTTTACTCTCAAGAATTATACCCGTATTTTATGACGGCGAAAAGATACCACAATCTCTACTACAAGATAGAGTAGAAGATTCTACCATACATAATTTAAGAAATGATTTATCAGAGATAGCAAAGATGTATGGACCTATGAGGTTTGATGACAGAGCTTTTGATAAGATCAATAGTGATATAGAATCTGGTTTAAAACCTATACCTACAGATGCAAACCTAGCTGAGTATACTCAGCGTAGAGTATCTCACTTCATCAAGATTGCTTTAGCTGTATCTGCAAGTAGTTCCAAAGACAAAGTAATTACTTGGGATCAATGGCAAAGAACTAAAGACTTGATGTTTGAGGTAGAAGAAGCTATGCCTAGAGCATTAGCAGGATTTGGTATGGCTAGAGCGGGTAAATTAGCACAAGATATGGCAGTCTGGACTAAAGAAACTATGCTAAATACAGAGAGAAACTTCATAAGTTTGCGACACTTCAAGCGCGAATTACTTCGAAGAACTCTCGCACCAGGTGAATCAGAACAGACAGTTAGAGCTATGGAAGAGGCTGGATATATTCAAGTTAAAGACGGGCTTGTGTTCCCAATCAAGCTATGATACAATCAAAAACTCGCGCTCTCTACAGGACAATATGAAAGGATATAGATGAAAATAAATACAGAATACTCACGTGATGATTTTTTAACCGAATCTGGAAAGACAATACTCAAAGACAGATACTTACTACCAACGGAGGCTAGTCCTCAAGATGCATTTGCTAGGGCAGCAAAGACATTTGCAGATGATCAAGCCCATGCACAAAGGTTATATGATTACGCAAGTAAACTATGGTTTATGTTCTCTACTCCTGTATTATCTAATGGGGGCACCACACGTGGGCTACCTATATCCTGTTTCTTAAATTATGTAGATGATTCTAGAGAAGGATTAGCAGATCACTATACTGAAAACATTTGGTTGTCGAGTATGGGTGGTGGCATAGGAGGTTACTGGGGTGATGTAAGATCACAAGGTATGGCTACAAGTATTGGAAATAAAACTACAGGTGTCATTCCTTTTATGCACGTGGTTGATTCACAGATGACTGCGTTTCATCAAGGCGCAACTAGAAGAGGAAGCTATGCTTCTTACATGGACATATCCCACCCAGAGATTATAGAGTTTATTGAGATGAGAAAACCAACAGGTGGAGATATACATAGAAAGAATCTTAACTTACATCATGGTGTAAATGTATCAGATAAATTTATGGAAGCGGTAGTAGCAGGAGATCAATGGGATTTAATTGATCCCCATACTAAACAAGTTATTAATACAACAGATGCTAGAACTTTATGGATTAAATTACTTGAAACTAGAATAGCTACAGGTGAACCATACATAAGTTTTATTGATACAGTAAACGAAGCATTACCCGAATCACAAAAGAAATTAGGTTTAAAGTTTAATCATTCTAATCTATGTTCAGAGATTACATTACCTACAGCAAAAGATAGAACTGCTGTATGTTGTTTATCTTCTGTTAACTTAGAATATTTTGATGAGTGGAAAGACAACCCACAATTTATAGAAGATTTAGTGCGTATGTTAGACAATGTGTTAGAACATTTTATTGAGAAAGCTCCAGACTATATGTGGCGAGCTGTTAATTCTGCACGTTGTGAAAGAGCAATAGGTTTAGGATCAATGGGATTACATAGCTACTTTCAGAAGAGAGCTATATCTATGGACAGTCCTATGTCTAAATCTATAAACGAATATATCTTTAAACATATACACAAAGAGGCTCAAGCTGCTAACAAGAAGCTAGGGGCAGAGAGGGGTTCACCCGCAGATATGGAAGGTACAGGACTAAGACATTCTCATGTCATCGCCATTGCTCCTAATGCTTCTTCATCAGTAATCTGTGGGGGAACTTCTCCATCTATAGAACCACTAAGAGCAAACGCTTTTTCTCAAAAGACTTTGAGTGGTACATTCTTAATGAAGAATAAATACTTAGAGAAGACACTATTGAAGTATGATAGAAACAATAAAGAAGTATGGAAATCTATTGTAACTAATGGTGGTAGTGTGCAACACTTATCTTTCTTATCTGAAGCAGATAAAGAAGTATTTAAAACTGCGATTGAGATGAACCAAAGGTGGCTAGTAGACTTAGCAGCTGATAGACAAAAGTATATTTGTCAATCACAAAGTTTAAATTTATTTCTACCACCCGATGTAGATACTAAAACACTACATGGTATACACCTAAGAGCGTGGAAAAATAAAGTTAAAACTCTATACTACATGAGAAGTCAAGCACTTAAAAAAGTAGAGAACTTATCTAGTAAGATAGAGAGAACAATAAGACAAGACTTTGACACAGATGAAACTGCCTGCGCAGCTTGCGAGGCATAGAAAGGGGAGAGATGTCAGTATTTGAAGGAAGAGAATATTATAAACCGTTTGAATATCCGTGGGCTTTTAAAGCCTATGATGATCAACAAAAAATGCATTGGTTACCAAGTGAAGTTCCCTTACATGAGGATGTAAATGATTGGAACTCTAAGATGAATGATGCAGAAAAGAATCTAGTGAAACAGATTCTAACATTTTTTACACAAGGTGATGTAGATATTGCACAAGCCTATATGGATGTGTATATACCCATGTTTAAAAAACCAGAGGTGCGCATGATGTTATCCGCTATCGCTACATCGGAGGCTAACCATGCACACAGTTATTCTTTATTAAATGATACAATAGGTATGGATGATAGAGAGTACAAAGCTTTCCAAGAATATAAAGAGATGGCTGATAAACATAACTATCTTTGGGAAAGTAAAGGGGGCACGGATGAGCAAAAGATTATACGTGACATGGCTGTGTTCTCTGCATTTGGTGAAGGCTTACAATTGTTTGGATCATTCATTATGTTATTAAACTTTCAAAGGTTTGGTAAGATGAAAGGCATGGGTCAGATAGTTGCTTGGTCTATACGTGATGAGAATCACCACGTTGAAAACATGATTAAGTTATTACATACTGTACTAGATGAGAAGCCTCATGTATGGAATGATAAGTTTAAGAAATCACTCTACGATATATGTAGGGATATGGTAACTCTTGAAGAAAAGTTTATTGACCTGGCGTTTGCACAAGGACCAGTTCAAGGACTTACACCGCAAGAAGTAAAGAACTATATACACTACATGGCAGATAGAAGATTACTCCAGCTAGGTTTAAAACCTAACTACGGAGTTAAGAACAATCCACTTGAGTGGGTGGATTATATTGTCAATGGACAGGCACACGAAAACTTCTTTGAAACCAGAGCGACTGAGTATGCTAAGGGAGCAGTTCAAGGAGATTGGAGTGAGGCATTTACCTCTTGACAAATGTTATATCATTTGATATAATAACACTAACAACGGAGACAGGGGGGCACAAAGAACCTTACTTCTTCTAGATGTAATATTTAGAAACAGTTTGGGGAACCACTTCCACAACCGTACGAAGGGCTGATCTTAGGGTTAGCCCTTTTCTTTTGGAGACGCATGAAAAATAAATATCAATACCCACACACATCTAAGTATGATAGGTTTGCAAAAAAGTTATACCTGTTGTTCAGCAATAAATCATTGACTTCTAGGTATAAGTTTGATAGACTCCCAATCAAAGACAAGGACTACTGGAGAGCCTTGGCTGAGATATCAACAAAGGAGAACTTATGGCAAACCCCACAACCTTCTCCGTAACAGAATCATTTGTTAATAGATGTTTAAACTTCTTTAACAGAGACGAAACAAGCGGAGACTCATTAGAAGATTATTGCAGAGCTGAGTATAAACAAGACTGGCAATGGGCATTAAACTTTTACAATAAAAATAAATCATTTCCAAACGTTCACAAAATCGTAACGAAATAAGTATAAGAGGAATAGGCTAGGCTTATGCCTAGCTTTGTTCTTTGAATTTATAAAAGAAGTTAGTATCGTCACCTGCTGTCCATTTACTGACAGATTCTACATTATATTCTATAGTTGAT